ATTGACTATCATCGTCCCATGATTGGTGCTTACAAGCGTATATGCTTGTGACCTCATTACCATTTTACTTTGTGACTCCAATATCGTGCTGACAACTTGCTGGGGTTTGAGTCCTGTGCATTGTGCCTAGCATAGTAACTTTTTTTCCTCGCTCTTTCGGAAGCTGTCTTTGGGTTTTTTCCTGCGCCTTTAACGCCCTGCTGACCAAATCGAATTGTCTTTATCTGGTCGCCTTGCTTGGCAACCACTACATGACTTTTTGTCGGGTGGTTCGGAGTGCGCTTTGGCTTATTATATCCGCTAACGCCTACTCGCTTCAGGCGTGGGTCTGCCTTCCTAGTCATTGTCAGTAATCTCCAAGAAGATTAGAACTTCTAGCAATCGCTTCAGCCACTGCCTCGTCTAAACTTTTATGAACAGATGTAGGGCTGATGACCCCTAGATTGAGCATATTAACAATATCTTTTTCTCGAAACATAATGCCATCGTGTATGCTAGGAACATTAGCAAATCCGTCACCGAAAGGAACTGTCAAAGATTTTTCTGAAACAAACTCCCCAGATGGAGTTAAAAAAATTGGCCTACCACTCGCAGTATATCGCCCTGTAAAATCTCCGACAAATCCAGTATAATTATCATTCATTGTCAGTAATCTCCAAATGTATGCCCTGAACCAGCGCCATATAGTCGGCAGGTTCAATCTCTGCCCTCACTGACCATATTGCTGACAGGTGAAGCAATGCCATCATCACCTCATCAGTCTCAACATCGAGCGTGTGGTACATACCCTGCACGTTCAGGTCTAGTATTTCAGCTAACGAACTAATGCGTTCCTCGAATCTGTGAAAGTTGCGCTCGACTTCCTCTAGGTCAACCTCAATGTCGAACTCCCGTTTAGGGAAGTCAATAACATTCGTCATACTATCCACTTTCTGTTAACTGGCAGTTCACGCCTCGTAGTATAACTCTTACTGTAGCCACTGGCAACAGCACCCTGTTCTGAGAAAGTCAAGACAAAAGCATCAGCCACATCAGGACTTCTATGCCCTCTACGCTTCATTTCGTCTTTGCTTTCAACCTTTAGTTTACCAGTAGATAGGTATTTATACCTAATACCTGTAATCTCCTGTATCAAGGTGTCATCTTCGGGGATTTTTACATCTCTGCCCTCAAACCACTCTCTTGCGTTCCAGAATAGCTCATCTCTCAGCCTACCAAAGCGTTCTTTCAGGCTAGCAGTCTCACTAACCGACACGGCAACGGCTGGTAAGTCTAGCTCACGCAATCTATCAGCTAGTCCTGCACCCAAGCCAATAGCATCAATATATATCGCCTGCGGTCTGTTCTGATAGTTGCAAGCCTCATACTCTGTCAGCACAATGCCTGCCAGTTCCATCAAATCCTTATTCTGCCAAGTCTTGATAGGCTCGATAAGCACTTGTCCCTGCCGTTTCGCTAGTGCGCTTCTATCACCGCCAAACCGCGCAACGTCCAACCCCCACACAGTAGGCGTAGTAGGCGATGGCTCTATATCCCTTTTCGTGGCCTCTTCTACAATGTAAAGCGGTACTAGCACATCATCAGACTGTGTCGGGAACTCACCCAACACACGCACACGGTACACATTGCTTTCTTCGCCATACTTGGCACTCATATTGTCCAGAAACTCTGGCGATACCGTGCTGGCATCATGGCAACTAACCGTAATGTTATGCCACATATGACGCTGATTATGGAAACTCTCGTAGAAAAACCCATCAGAACGTGTCGGGTTACCACACATCACCGTCTTAGCGCCTTGCGTGGACATGGCACCTTCACCCACCTGAAACACAACATCTGGGATACCTGACGCTTCCTCACAGATAAACAGCATGTTTTCACTGTGAAATCCTTGCAACGCCTCTGGGTTCTCCCTACGGCTGGTTCTGGCAACCGCAAAGCTGTCTGACGCACCCTTCAGGCTAATCTTATCGCTCTTAAACTCAAGCAGGTTCTTGAAACCCTCTGGCAAGCTCCTAGCCCACTTATCTATCTCAGTCCATAAAACGTCCGACAACTGATGCGCCGTGTTGGCCGTAACCGCAACCTTACAAGGATAATGCGTCAATAACCACCACAGCACCAACCAACTCTGAAACGCAGTCTTACCAACACCGTGGCCAGACTTAATACTAACCCTGTCATTCCTTGCAACTGCCATCAACGCTTCTGCTTGCCACTTCTGAGGCTTGGCACCGATAATCGTCTCCACAAACAACACTGGGTTTTCGTGAAGCTCAACAAGCAGGTCAGTGGTCAAATTTTGCTTGGATGACATTCCGTACTTCCTCAATCGTATCAACCCAATTAAACGGTTCCGTCTGGTAATAGTGGGTCATGTTCTCATAAAGGGGGGTAGCCTCAGTATATGGCCACCACCGCCAGCAAGTATCATACCTATGCATTACCATACTCGGCACACCCAAGCCACCAGCCAAGTGACACAGCGCAGTGTCCACCGTAACCACCAAATCCAGATTTTCTAACAAAGCGGCCATGTCAGAGAAATCACCCACCTGTGCAGAAAAATCAGTGCTGTTAGGAAGCCCTGTCTCGCGTGTCAGGTTCACCCACTGAGCATCGATACCATGCATCAAACTATGCGCCTCAGACACCGTTAAACTACGCCGCTTGTCAATAATAAACGCATGGAAATCCTCTGCACGGCTCTTGCCACTATAGCAGAACCCGATACGGGGTTTATCCCTGCTACCAAGCATCTTGTCCCACTTTTCAACCAACTGGGGGTCAGTCCTGAAATACGGCTCACTGCTAATCTGTGACCAATCACGGCCAAACATGCACATCAAGTCCATAGTCCACAAATGATGCGTGAACCGTTCCAAATCATTCTCATCGCGCAAAACATCGCACAGACCACTATCTTCCATCAGCTTATAAAGGGGGGTAGGCGCTACCAACGTCACATCAGCGCCCATCTCACGCAGTTTTGGCAACCAACGACTGACCATCAGCGTGTCACCGAATCCTTGCTCCTGCCGAATAATCACATTAGCCTTGCCACCCTCATAGGCAGGCAGAGGCACCTTATCCCTCAAGAACACTTCATTCCGTGCCGCATAATGCTCACAACCGCGCTCGTAATCGCCGTTCTGCAAACAAGCTAGTGCATAAGTATGCCTAGTGGCCTGATGCTCACCGTTGAGCTTCATGGCCTTCTCAGCATAGCGCAAACCTTCCTCAAACCGCCCTGTCTCTAAACACAGAACCGCCATATTGTGATTTACCTGATGATTGTCAGGTTGCAACCGCAATGCCGCCTCAAGGAAATCCCTAGCCTGCTTAGTACGCAAATCCTCGCGGTACATATTGCCCAGATTGGCCATAATCGGCACACACTTGGCATCCAGCGCTAACCCCTCATATAGCACCCTCTCAGCGAAATCACGCTTGCCGAGCTTCATCAGGCTCATGCCGAGAAGATTAATAACCAGTGGATGCTCTACCTGCGCCAACACCTTATTGCACATGATGGCCGATTCTTGCCACTGCTCGGCATCAAATAACCGCTTGGCTTCGTCAAACTGCTCGTCAGGTGACATGCCTACTCCTCTGTAATCTCGCCCTCAATCGTATTGGACTCTAACTTCCTCTGCTCAATCTTCATAGCGGCTAACTTCAACTCATCGACAAAACTGCTAACCTTATGCTCGACATCAATCTTCTGATTGTCGCCGTACAGCTTCGGATACAACTTAGCGGCTCGCCACTTGTAAGTGTCCACAATCTCCCTTGCCTGCTGTGCGTCTATCTCGCCAGAACGCATTTCCTCAATGGTGTCGTCAATCTTGTCGTCTATGCCCTGCGCTCGCAGTTCACTTGCAACCTGATACTTGCCACGAAACTCATCGTCAGCTTTCATCCAGTTCCAGACGGATACATAACTAGGCATGCCCTTCTGCTCACAAGCCTTTCTAGCAGACATACCGCTTGCAACTAGGTCAAGAAACCTCGACTGCATGCGAGACTTGTCTGCGGCTGTTAATTTGGGGGATGCGTGTTTAGATTTTTTGCTCATATTTTTTCATAGCAGATTTGGTTAATGATTGCAAGAACGGGGGGGTCTGTGGGGGTGTATATTTTTATATGTCGCCCCCCGATTATTTTTGAGGGGGGTTTCGGTCGGTTTCTGCTACCTATGATAAGCATTTGTCGCATAACGTATATTATGGAAG